TCAATACAATATAGATACACATATAACATGGTTATAGAAATAAAAAGAAAAGATGTTACTATATATGATCATCATAAGCAAAACAATACAATTCATTTGATAGGAGGAAAATAAAAAATGAGAGAAATTAAATTCAGAGGATATGACAAATTCGATAAAAGATGGGTTTATGGTTATGGATTACATCAATCAATTTTTATAGATGGTTCATCTAATGCATACGTAACAGCTGGTATTAGAGAAGTATTTATTGTAGATAAGGAAAGTGCTGGACAATATACAGGTTATAAAGATGCTAACGGCAAAGAAATATATGAGGGAGATATAATAAGATTAGAAGGAGTAGACGATAGAGAAATAGGTTCAACGTGGGAACATATAGGAAAAATAGTATATAAACGAGGAGCATTCTTTGTTTGCTATTTTGATTATTATGCAGATGGAGATGAAGAATTGATATGTGATGCCCAAGTTGAATTTGGTACAGTTATAGGAAATATATACGAGAATAAAAACTTATTGGAGGAAGAATAATGGAAGATAGAAAAGAATCAATAAAAAAAGCATTACTAACAATAAAAAAAGAATGTAGTAGATATGATGAATGCGAAGATGGACAATGCATAGTATTGGAATTACTGCCTAGTCTTGATATATGTCCGTTATACCATAATAGTCCAGAAGATTGGGAGATAGAAGAATATGAATAGAGCAATAGCAGATGCAATAATTATAGTGGTTATTGGTGCATGGATAGTGAGTAAGTTATATATGTAAGATACAAATAATTGACATAAAAAAAGGAATGCTTTCACATTCCGACAAATTCCTTAATAATATTATAACAGGAGTGTGGGAGCATGGCTAGTAAAACAATAGAAAAAGATAAAACATTTTCAGATGCAGAAGGTAAGTTATACAATTATAATTCTATGAAAATAGAGTTAAACAGTCTAAAAATAGATTTAGAATATTTAGAGATAGATTACAAGGGATGCAAAGCTATTAGCTATGCTGATGAAAGAACAGGACAAACTAACAATATAAGTAATACAGTCGAAAATGAAGTACTTGCAAAAGAGAGACAGATAATAGAAATAGAAAATAAGATACATAAAAAAGAGAGACAAATTAGAAAAATAGAAAATGCACTAGAGCTGCTAAAAGAAGAAGAGAAAAGACTTGTTAGCTTTAGATATTTCTCTAATAGAAAAAAAGCACCAAGCTGGTTAGATGTAGGAGAAGAAATAGGTTACTCAGATAAAAAATGTAGAGTTATGAGAAATGACATCATAAATAAAATAAAATCACTTATATGATTTCCGTAAAAGTTCCGTAAAGTTACCTCATAATTTCCGTAAAAGTTCCTTTTTTGGACAGAAAACTATAGTATATTTGTATTATAGGAAAATATAAAGGTTGTTTTCTTTACAAACTCTTATTAAGTTGTCAGATAGCTTGGTAACCTATTTGACCAGTATAATTGCTACAGTTTTTTTAAAACATTGGTTTTTTCTTGGCACAGACTTGTGCCCTCCTTAAGTATTAAGAATATAATTAACAACTTAGTTATGACAGGAAATGGCTGGGGGTAAAACCTCAGCAACGTGCAAGTAATGGAAATCGCCCCCAACGATGTAGGTTCGAATCCTACAACTTGCTAATCGTTAAATGTAATTACTATCATACAACAACAGAAACAGATTTTAATCTCATACTCAATTTGGAAAAGAGCCCTTCATGGGCTCCTTTTGTTGTGCAAAGAAAGAGTTGATCTAAATGAGTAGAAAAATATTTCAAAGAAAAGAGTATTCAATTTATAGATGTAGTGACGGATTTGTTGTACATAATACAAACAAGAAATTTGAAAACGGACATACACATGTAAATAATTTTTATAAAGCTAAGATACTGGTTATTATGGCTATAAAAAGAGAGATTGACGATAAGCTAAGTAAAAGAGATATAGAAAGTCTTATTAGATTAACAAATGATAATAGATATAGAAATAAATTAGAAAAATAACGAGGTGGTGATGCATGGCAAGAGCTAGAAGTCCAAGCAGAAATGAAGCATTTGAAATATATAAACAACATAATGGAGAAATCTTGCTAAAAGATATCGCCACGCAACTTGGTGTAAAAGATGCTCAAATTAGAAAATGGAAATCTCAAGATAAATGGGAAGAAAATTTAAAAGGAACGTTACCAAAAAACAAAAGGAACGTTACCAATGAAATAGACACAAAAAAAACTACAAAAGCTAGTAAACAAGCTAATTGTGATGATTTAAATAAATTAAATAAAGAAAGTTCCAAAACAAACTCAACTCTATTAGGTGGAGCACCAATAGGGAATAAAAATGCTGTTGGAAATATAGGTGGTGGAGCTCCATTATTTAATAAAAATGCAGAAACTCATGGATTTTTTTCAAAATATCTACCAAAAGATACTTTAGAAATAATAGAAGAAATAAAAGAGAAAAATCCATTAGATATTTTATTAGAACAAATAACTATTCAATATGCAGCTATAATAAGAGCTCAAAAAATTATGTATGTAAAAGATAAAAACGAAATGATTAAAGAAATTAAAAAGCATAAAGATACAGAATTTGGAGAGGAAATAGAATATGAGTTTCAATTTGCATGGGACAGACAAGCAACTTTTTTAAATGCTCAATCTAGAGCCATGGGAGAACTTAGGAGTCTTATAAAACAAGCAAATGCTATGATTAATGAAAACCCAGAATTAGCTTCAGAAGAACAAAAACTAAGAGTAGATAAATTAAGAGCTGAAATAGGTAGACTTAGCAGTGATGATTTAGATGATGAATTACATATAATTGTTGATTATGGTGATTGATATGAATATAGTAATTGGATTTAATAAAAGTTTTAAAGAAGCTAATAAAACTAGAAAAAGATATAGAGCTATGAAAGGTTCTGCTGGTAGTGGAAAATCAGTAAATGTAGCTCAAGATTACATATTAAAGCTAAGTGATCCAAAATATAAAGGTGCTAATTTATTAGTAGTTAGAAAATCAGAATCAACTCATAAATATTCAACTTATGCAGAATTAACAAGTGCTATCAATAAAATATATGGTAAAAATGCTAATAAATATTGGAAAATAACAGCTAATCCCTTAGAAATGAGAAGTAGAGTAACTGGAAACTCTATAATATTTAGAGGTGTTAATGATGCTAAACAAAGAGAAAAGTTAAAATCTATAAACTTCCCTACTGGAAAGTTAACATGGGTTTGGTGTGAAGAAGCTACAGAACTAGCAGAAAGTGATGTGGATATATTAGATGACCGTTTAAGAGGGATTTTAACTAATCCTAATTTATATTATCAAATAACTTTTACGTTTAACCCAGTTGCAGCAACTCATTGGATTAAAAAGAAATATTTTGATTATGAAAGTGAAGATATATTTACTCATCATAGTACATATTTAGAAAACAGATTTATAGATGCTGCTTATCACAAAAGAATGATGATGAGAAAAGAACAAGACCCAGAAGGATATAAAGTTTATGGGCTTGGAGAATGGGGAGAAACTGGTGGAACTATATTAAACAACTATATAGTGCATGAATTTCCTACAAATTTTGAAAACTTTGACAATATGAGATTGGCACAAGACTTTGGTTTTAATCATGCTGATGCAATACTTAGAGCTGGTTTTAAAGACGGCGAATTATATATTTGTGATGAAATATATGTACACGAAAAAGATACATCTGAAATAATTGACATTGCTAATGCTTATGGTATGGAAAAACATTTAACTATGTATTGTGATAGTGCTGAACCAGACAGAATTAAAATGTGGAAAAAAGCAGGATATAGAGCAAGACCTGTAGTGAAAGGTCCAGGAAGTGTTAAAGCACAAATTGACTATTTAAAACAAATGAAAATACATATACATCCTAAATGTGTAAACTTTTATGAAGAAATTACACAATGGAAGTGGAAATATGACGAGAAAAGAGGTATTTACCTAGATGAGCCAGTAGAATTTATGGATGATGCTATGGCTGCTTTAAGGTATTTAATTGATGATAAATTAAAAGGCAATAGATTAAAATCTAAGAAATTAAACCTAGGAATATAAAACACGTATAGAAGGAGGTGCGATAAAGTGATACTGCATAATGATATGCCATTCTTTCAAACGAATGTAAAAGAAATTCAACCACAAGATGTTGAGAAGCTTATATCTAGACATAAAGAATTTCAAGGTAAGTTTATAAGAAATGAAAATTATTATAGTGATAAGCATAAAATACTGCTTAGAAAACAAGCAGATGAAAATAAACCTAACTATAAAATAATAGAATCTTTACCAAGTTACGCTGTGGATATAAGAACAGGTTATTTTTCTGGAGAACCAATTACATTTACATGTAAGGACGAAACTCAACAGGAGATTCTTGATAATATATTAGAATACAATGACTTTCAAGAATGCAATATGGAACTAGATCATTTTACTTCGATTGACGGACAAGCATTTTTAATACTTTATACAGATGAAGAAGCTAATGTTAGATTTGCCACTGAATCTGCTAAGAACTGCTTTGTTATTCATGATACAAGTTTATCTAAGAACATGATAGGTGCTATAAGATATTATGAATATGAAGATGTTGAAGAAGATACAATTAATCTAGATGTCAGATTATGGACTAAAGATAAAATTTATCACTATGTAGGGCCTTCTGGAACATTAACATTGCAAGAAGAATCAATGCATAACTTTGGTGACATACCAGTTATTGAATTTATGGAAAATACAGAGCGAAAAGGCTGTTTTGAAAATCAAATATCTATAGTAGATGCTATTGAAAGTATCATATCTAGCTGCGTTAACGAAGTTGAATATTTCGATAACGCTTATTTAATGCTTAAAAATCTAAGTGCTACAGATGAAAATGATGTAAAAGATATGAAAAATAACAGAGTGATGCTAGTTGATGAAGATGGCGATGCTAAGTTCCTTGTAAAAGATATTAATGATACATATATACAAAATACATTAAATAGATTAGTAGCTGATTTTCATAAATTAACTAAAACACCTCCTTTAACTGATGAAAGCTTCGCTGGAAATGCATCTGGAGTAGCGTTGAAATTTAAGTTATTCGGATTAGAAAAAGACATGAGTAAAAAAGAACGTAAATGGAAGAAGTCTATACAAAGAATGCTTGAACTTGTAACTAATGTTATTAATGCTAAAAACAATAAAAGCTTTGATTATAGAGATGTGAAACTTACATTTACTAGAGCATTGCCAACGAATGTAACAGAAATGGCAGATATGGTAGCGAAATTAAACGGAATCTTATCTGATGAAACTCTTATATCTCAATTATCTTTTGTAGAAAATGCAAAAGAAGAAATAGAACGTAAACAAAAGGAAGATGAAGAAAAGATGCAAGTAATGGATATATATCGAGATAGTAATATAGGTGATCCAAAACTTGAAAAAGATGATGAAGGAGAAAACGAAGATGTTAATAACGATAATAGCATGGATAGTTCTAATAGTTAGTGGTTTGGTGCTAATGATAGATAGCATAGGAATATTTACTAGCGCAACTACAAAAAAGAGACTGTATTGCTTTGGAGATGCAATCTTTTATAGTTTTACTATAATGCTTGCTTTGAGGTTTATTTATGGGTAGAAAAGCTAAATACTATGCTGGTATGAAAAGCAGAGAATACTGGCATCAACGTATGCTAGACAGAGATAAAAAGAGCAAATTATCAGAAGATAAGATTATAAAAAAAATACGTAAAGCTTATCATAATGCTTATATAGAAATATCAAAAGAATTAAATGATTTTTACAACAAATATGCTATAGAAAATAATTTGACTTATACAGAAGCAACTAAGCTTCTAAATCTCATAGAATTAGGAGAATACAGGGATAAAGTCCAAGAACTAAGAGAACTGTATAATAAAACTAATAGTAAAGAAGTTCTAATAGAATGGCAAAGAATAGGCGCTAGAGAGAATGTAACAAGGTTACAAAGCTTACTAGATGCAATAGACATACAATTAATAAAGCATACAAACAACATGCAAATGACTATGACAGACCATTTAACTGGAGCTTACAAAAGAACATATAAAGAAGCTTTAAAAGATGTAGGTAGAAGTAATGCTGTATTACCTAAGAAAGCTATTGAAGAAGCTATTAGATATCCTTGGAGTGGTAGACAGTTTAGCAGTAGAATATGGACTAACAAAACAGCTACGCTGAATAAAATCCAAGAAACTATTACAAAAGGATTAATACAAGGTCAATCAGTTCAGAAAATGGGTAGCGAAGTAAGAAAGTTTGAAAAAGTTACTAAGTATGAAGCTGAAAGACTTATAAGAACAGAAACAAATTTCTTTACAACTAAAGGACATATAGACGGATATAAAGAAAATGGTATAAAAGCAGTTGAAGTATGTGTTGCTTATGATGAAAGAACTTGTGCTGACTGTGAAAGCATGGACAGGGAGGTGGTTAAAATCGAAGAAATAAGTTATGGTAGTAATGTTCCACCATTTCATTGTTTCTGTCGAACGATGCACTATAATCCCTGTAACTGATTATAAGGAAGGAGAATATTAAAATATGAACGTTGGGGAAAATATTAGAAAAATAAGAAAAGAGAAGAAAATAACTCAAAAGCAATTATCAGAATTAATCAATAAAAATGTAAGGACTATACAAAAATATGAAAATGGAGAAATAGAAAAAATACCATTTAGTACATTAATGGCTATAGGTAGAGCTTTAGATGTATCTTATACAGATTTAATCGAAGGAAAAGAAAGAAAAGGTTTAAAAGTTACTGTAAAACTTACTGAAACAGATATAGTTGAAAACATTATACGAATGTTGAAACAAGTTGCTCTAGATGAAAGAATAGATAAAAACATAAGAGATGAATATCTAGCTGATTTATCTGAACAAATAGGTTTCGATATTGTTATCAATGAGAATAAACAATCGGATTTTAAACTAGATAAAAATACTCATGATAATATAATGCAAAAGTTTACCAAAGTTGAATAGGAGGAACAAAATGAGCAATTCTCAAAATAATACAAATCCTTTACATAAAGTTAGTATCAAAGATACAAAAGAAGAATTTGAGTTAAAATTAGATGATTTTGAAATAAAAGGTATTACTGATTATAAAATAACAGGTACTACAAATGATTTTACAAGGCTTAAACTTGAATTAATTGTATCTGAAATAAATACATAATTTTAATAAAAAGTTTACATAATCCGACCTTCTAAAATCGATTTTAAGACACTTGGAAAAAGTTTATTGATAGTTTATACCTTTAAAAATAAATGGGAAAGAAATAGAAGAAAATAGCACTTGTAAATATACAGGTGTTTTATATAAAGAGTTTGCTGGATAATTACCAGCCCTCTTATTTATTAAATAGGAGGTTGTGTTATGAAAGAAATTTATATAATGGAATGTGATGGTTTTTATAAAGTTGGAGTAAGTCAAGATGTTAAAAAAAGACAAAAACAATTACAAATAGGTAATGGTAAAAAAATTAAAGTTTTATATTCAAGCAATAAGTGTATTAATGCGTTTGAAGTAGAAAATTTAATTCATAAAAAATATAAAACATACCAAACGACAAATGAGTGGTTTAAATGCGATTTAGAAACAGCATTATCAATTATATCTACGATAGAAGAATTTATAGAATATAAAAATGAATGCGAATGTAAATATGAAAATAAAAATCATAAAAAAATAGCATTTACTGATTCGATTAAATCTTTGGAATTTGAAAAATTATTGATTAGTAAGGAAAATAACGATATAGAACAACTTATATTTGACATATTATCAGGAACAAGAAAAAGCGAATTATCAAAACTTATAATTAGAACTCATGGAGAAAATAAATTTATGGATTATTGTAAAGTTATAGATATGCTATTTCAAAGAGGTTTTGAATATGACGATATCGTTGATTTTATATTAACTTAGATGGATGGGATTATAATAGAATAAAAGATTTTATACAACAAACTAATACTAAATTATTAATATGCTAAGCTCAAGAGGGCTTATTTTTTATGTCCAAAACGTGATGATGACCTAAAAAAGCTTCATGGAAATATGTTTGACGAAACTAAAACGGAAAGGAAAAACAATATGGAAAATAATAAATTAGATATGAACCTTCAACTATTAGCAGAAGGCAACGAAGGTGGAGAAGAACCTCCACAAGATAATCATATAGATAATACTAATGGTGGCGAAGGTGGAGAAAGTAAAGTATTAAATATCACTCAAGAAGAATTAGACAAAATGATTGATAGAAAGTATTCTCAATGGCAAAAGAAAGCGGACGAAAAAGTAAAACGAGCTGAAATAAAAGCTAGACAACAAGTAGAAAAAGAAAAAGAAGCCCAAAGACTTGCAAATATGACAGAAAATGAAAGACTACAAGAACAAGTCAGACAAGCTAACGCTAATTATGAGAAACTTCAAAGAAGTATGGAATTAAGAGACTTAAATGAAGAAAAGAGAAAACAATTAAAAGTGGATAATATTCCAGAAGAATATGCAGAATTTATCGGTGGAAATAATGCAGAAGAAATACATGCTAACTTAGAAAAATTTAAAGCTCTTAAAAAAGCAGAGAGTGAAGCTTTTGAAAAACGAATTGAAGAAGAAGTTGAAAAAAGAGTTAGTGCGCGCCTAAGAAACAATGGAAACTTCAAAGATACATATCAACGAGCTAATTACAATCAAAATACTTCTGACATGACAGACGAAGAATATTACAGACAATACTTTGCTAATAAGAAATAACAATACAATAAGAAAAGGACTGATGATTAATGGCAAATCAATTTATTGAAGTAAAAGAGATAGCAAGACAATTGCTACCTAGATTAATAGAAAATCTAGTATTCCCTAACTTAGTTTACAAAGACTATTCTAACGACTTTGTAAAAGGAAAAGGTGCTAAAATACAAGTTAAAAAACCAGTTGTATTAAAAGCAGAGGACTTCAACCAAGCGACAGGAACAACACCACAAGATGTAGTTGAAGATTCTGTAGAAGTTGCATTAGATAAATTTGCTACTGTAGATGTAGACTTTACATCTATTCAAATGGTTACTAATGTAGATGATCTAAACAGATTATTCTTAGAACCTGCAGCAGTTGCATTAGCAGAAAAAATAAATGCAGATGGATTAGAATTATACAAAGATATACCTTACTGTGTTGGTACTGCTGGAACAACTCCTTCAACATTAGATGATATAGCTGACGCTAGAAAAATGTTAAACATAAATAAAGTGCCTATAGCTGGCAGAGTTGCTATATGGGACCCAGAAGCTGACGCTAATTTTACTACTATTCCAGCTATAGTAAATGCTGAAAAATCTGGTTCAACTCAAGCATTAAGAGAAGGTTCTATAGGTAGAGTTATGGGATTAGATAATTACATGGCTCAAGGTATAAAAGTACATGAAGCTGGTTCTTTAGGTGGTACAAATGATTTAAAAGCTAGTGCTACAACTAAAGCCGGACAAACTCAATTAGTGTTAGCAAAGACAACTTTAACTGGAGACTTAAAACAAGGTGATATATTAACTATATTAGGTAATTCTTATGTTGTAACAAAAGATGCAACAGCTTCTTCAAATTCAATAACAGTTGATATATATCCAGCACTTAAAAAAGACATAACTACATCTACTGTTATAAAAGTAGAAGCAGGTCATACTGCTAACTTAGCGTTTAACCCTGCTGCTTTCGCATTTGTAACTAGACCTTTAGCTGCGCCAAGTGGCGTAGAAGCTTATACAACTTCTTACAATGGTATAACTTTAAGAGTTGTAAAAGGATATGACATGAAAACTAAAAAAGAAATGTTATCTATGGATGTACTTTACGGATATAAAACAATGTATCCAGAACTAGCAACTAGAATATTAGGATAATATTATGGATATTTCAAATATAAAACTAAAATTAGGATTAACAGAGGACAGTTCGGAGGATAATCTCTTAACTGTCCTTTTAAGTGATGCTGCTAATTATCTATCTGTATATTTAGAAGGTAATGAAATACCAAAGCAACTTGAATATATAGCAGAGGAAGTGGCAATAAAAAGATATCGCAGAATCGGTGCAGAGGGAATAACAACAGAAAAAATAGATGTATTATCGACTACTTATAGCACAGATGATTTTAGCGATTATCTAGGTATTTTAGATTTATATAAGAAAGAAAACATAAAATCTAAATCCAAAAGATTAAGGATGTTGTAATGGATTACAGAGAAAAAGCAACTATCTTAGTTGTAGAGAAAATATCTGATAATATGGGGGGCTACGAAGAAACTGAGACAGAATTAAAGACAATAAAATGTAAAGTAGCACCTTATACAGTTAAATCTATAGATAGCAAAGGAAGAGAAATATCATATTCTCTAAATAAACTATTTACCAAAGAAAAAATATTAGATGATCTAGATGATGACTTTAAAATCCTTTATAAGGATAAAAAATATAAAAAAGTATCTATAGCAGACTATGGTAAATGTTATATGGTAGTTATGGAGCGTGATGACTAGTGGAAATTAAAATACAGGTTGAAGCAGGAGAATTGTTCAATATTAAAAATCTAGAAAATGAAGTATCAAACTTAGTAAAAAGCACTTTATATGGTATAGAAGGAGATGCTAAAAGAAACTGTTCAGTTGATACTGGTCGACTTAGAGGTTCTATAACTACTAATATAACTGGCAAAATGAGTGGTGAATGCGGAACAAATGTTGAGTTGAAAGCAGCTCCTTTATATAGAAATATATATCGAAAATCGAGCAAAATCGGTAAAAAACTTATTTAATGTGGTACTAAAGTTGATTAAAATATACGAATATGGTATAATATTATTGAGGTGATATTATGGAAGTATTCGGAAGATTAACTGTTATTAATAAATTTACAAAAAATAGAAGAAGTTATGCAGAGTGTTTGTGTAGTTGTGGAAATAAAACAATTGTAAGATATGACTGTTTAAAAGATGGTAATACAAAATCTTGCGGATGTTTAAAAAAAGAACAAGATAAAATTAATTTAATACCTAATCATATTGACGGAAGAAGTAAAACTAGATTATATAAAGAATGGGAAGGAATTAAAAGAAGATGTTATCTTCAAAATGAAAAATGTTATCCTCGTTATGGTGGAAGAGGAATAAAAATGTGCAAAGAATGGATAAATAATTTCGAAACTTTTAGAGATTGGGCTTTGAATAATGGATATAAAGAAGAGTTAAGCATAGACAGAATAAATGTTAATGGCAATTATGAGCCTTCTAATTGTAGATGGGTAGATAATAAAACTCAATGCAATAACAGAAGAACAAATATAAAAATAACTCATAATAATAAAACTCAAACTCTCATGGAGTGGTGTGAAGAATTAGATATTCCATACAAAGTAGCTCATGCTAGATATCAAAGAGATAAAAATATAAGTTTTGAAAGATTGTTCAGACCAGTTGGAACTGATAGAGACAACAAAGGAAGTAGAAACCATAATTCTAAGATAAACGAAGAAACAGCTAGACAAATTAAAATAAGATTAAAAAATAAAGAAAAAATTAAAGATATAGCCGAAGAACTTAATATATCTAGATCAATTGTATCAGATATAAAAAGGGGAAGAACTTGGAAAAACATACAAGTTTAAATAAGTTAATACCGAGGTAAACTAAGAAATTAAAAAGTCTTAGTCACCGTAGAGCATAGGAATTGAACCTATGCTTTTCTTTTGGAAAAGTATAGAATATAATATTCCCACGAGTGTTCGATACCTAAACGTAAAGACGTAGGTAAAAATATATGCCGAACTATATGGTGACATATAGAAGTAGAGGATAAAAAGCCTTTACGATAACAAAATTGATGCTGAAGATGTAGAATATGGGACTAGACCTCATACGATAAGACCAAAAGACAAACAAGCACTCCATTGGAAAGAAGGAAATACAGATGTATTCGCAAAAGAAGTTCATCATCCAGGAACAAAAGCTAAGCCATTCTTTGAACCAGCAGTAAAGAAAAACGAAGATAAGCTAGATAAAGACTTAGATAAGCTTATTGAAAGGATATCAAAATGATTGATGTAAAAGTACAAGAATATTTATATTACTTACTAAATAAGCTTCCTTATGATGTTTATGACCGCGTACCTAAAGATGCTAAATGCCCATATATTCAAATTGGTGTAGATTATGGCGGTGACAATTCAACTAAAACAGATTTTGCTTACAAGGATTATCAAACTATAGATATTTTTTCAGATTATAATGGTAAAAAAGAAGTTAGAGAAATAATGAAGCAAGTAAATAGCTTATTACAGAATCAAGAACTAATGTTCGATGATATGCAAATATACTTCTACTTGGATTCAAGTAGAATAATAGAACAAACGGATGCCGAGGGTAAATATTACCACGGCATTTTAATTTATAGAGTAGAGACTCAAATGAAATAAGACGAAAGGATGATATTATGGCTGAAACAGCAGTAAAAGACAAAGTAGTAAGAGGTGTCGACCTATTATTATATGCTGGCGAACAAGCGATAGGTGGACAACAAAATACATCAATAAAAATGCAAGCTGACACTATAGATGCATCTTCAAAAGATAGTGGTGACTGGTATATAAATATATCTGGTGCTAAACAATGGTCAGCAGACTGTGATGGTGTTGTTTATGTAAGCGATGCAGGATATAAAGCTGCTCAAACTGCTTTCTTAAACAGTTCCGAAATAAAAGCGGTTATAAAAAATAAAACTGGAACTATTAGCCTTGAAGGTGAAGCTTACATAACAGAATTAGATTTAGATGCTCCATATGAAGATTTAGTTAAATATTCAATGAGTTTATCTGGGGCTGGTAAATTAGAAGATAAATCATCAGCTTCACCACAAGTATAATGAAAGGATATAATGAAATATGACAGGTAAAACTTTAAATATAAATGGTAAAGAATATACTCTAAAATTTACTATAAATACTATGTGCGCTATGGAAGGTGCTGGCATAGATGTAATGAATTTAGACGCTATATATTTTAATATGCCAATAATAAGAAAATTCTTCTATTATGCTTTAAAATCAACTAATGTAAAAATGACAGAAAATAAAGCAGGAGAACTAATGGATCAATACATCGGAGAAGGTCATGACATAAGTGACATATTAGATGTAATAATGGAAACATTAGCAGAAAGCTTAGGTTCAAAAGAAAATATTGAAGCTGACGAAGATGCTGATGAGGGAAAGTAAAAGAAAAGAAGCTTAGTTTTATTAATATAATTGAAAACCTGTTTAGAAAGTTGGTAGGGGGCATGAAAATGTCGCCTACTACTTTTTATGCATTGACTTATAAAGAAGCTAAGCTGATTTTAGAAGGATACAAACAAGAACAAGAAGATAATTATTATTATAATTACTATGCTGTATATAATGCGATTGGTGCTTTTTTAGGTGGTAAGAAATTTGCACCTGTTGAAGTATTTGAAAATAGTAAAAAGGAAGATAAAAAGAAAGCTACAAAAGAAGAAAAGCAACAGATATTAGATATGTTTAGAGACTATGACAAGGCAAAAGGTGATTACTAAATGAGTGACAACAAAAAAATAAATATTAAAATTACGGCTGATGTCTCAAAATTTAAATCAAGCATGGATAATGCTAATAAACAGGTTAAAAAGTTTAAAACAGAGACTAAAACGGCTGGAAACACAAAACTTGATAATGTCACTAAACAGGTTGATAAAATAAATAATAAAACTAAGCAATTAAATAATACAACTAAGAATACAACTAAGAATTTTAAAAATGTAAATAGCGTAAAGTTAGGCAATGCTACTAAGCAGGTTGATAAGATAAATAGAAAAGTATCTGAAACAAGTAAAAAAACTGCTGATAGTACAAAAAAAATTACTAGTTTAAAAGATAAAATAAACTCGATAAAAGATAAAGCATTATCTGGCGTAAGTAAAACAATGTCTAGTTTAAGAGATAAAGCTACAGGTGCTAATAGTTCTACTGGAAAGCTAAAAGATTCTATAAGCAATTTAACAGGTATTTTTTCAGCATTTAAAAGTGGTAATTTCAGTGAAGCTTTTAGCCGAATAAGTTCAGCTTCATTGCCTATTCCAGGGAATGTAAAAGCTATTATAGCTTCCGTTACCATATTAGTAGGTGCTTTAAAAAAATTATATGAAGCAGGTAAGCAAAGATTCTTCGAAGGTTTAACTGATATGAAGAATGATTTTTCACCTATAACTAATGCTATTACCTCTTTAGGTAGTGCAGTAAAGACTACATTTGAGTCTATTACAGAATTTTCACTATCATTACAAGGATTAGCTACCGCTGGTATAAACTTTGAAACACAAATGAATAAAGTTCAACAATTAAGTGGAGCAACAGGGAATCAATTAGAACAATTAAGTGATAAAGCTAAGTATTTAGGTAGTACCACTAGGTTCCAGGCGTATCAAATCGGACAAGGATTTGAATATATGGCTAAACATACATGGTCAGCTATAAAGAAATTTATAGTAAAAAACAGTGGGTTAAAATTGGAAAGCTAAGTCGAAAGATATGCTAATCAATTACCAATCTATATAGGGATATATAGAAGGTTTAGAGACTAGGAGGATTAATCTAGAACAGATAAAACTCCCACGAAATCCACTACCTTAACAAGTAAAGTTGAAGGTAAAGAGATAGTCCAACTCTTATTTTGAATTTTCATATAGAGTATGCTCTAATAAATATAGAATAACAAATATGAAAAGGAGAAATGCAATGTATAAAAATATTGATTTTTTTAAAAAGAAAAAAAGAAAGATATGAAAAATATTGGAGTGCATTGTAGGGAAACCTAAGTTCTAGGATAAAGAGCCTAGACAATGAAGTTTAGATGGCCGGCTGGAACGCCTCAGAGATGCTAAGTGGAATTAATTCTGTAGTCAACCTTAGTATCCTTTCAGGACAATCACTCGCTAGTTGTTCAGATATCGTGACTAAATTATTGGTCGGTTTAACAGAAATGTTATTCAAAAAAGATTCGGTGAATTGCTGGAAAGCTAAGTTAATATTAATACCATAAATTAATATTAATATGCTAATCAGCAACCAAGCCATGGAAAGCCGTAAAAGTACATGGAAGGTTCAGAGACTAGGAGAATGAATAGGCAAATAATAATTTCTCCCACGAGCGCCGAACACCTTAACAAGTAAAGTTGAAGGTGATGATATAGTCCCATCCTCTTATGAAAATAGGAGTTCTAGGATAAAGAGCCTAGATGTAAGATAATGGATGATCTAACAGCACTTGGATTGGAAGCAAATCAAGCAAGTGATTTTGTTGATAAATTAGCTTCTACAATTACAAGAAGTAATACCAATGTAGAATTGTACGGATATGCATTAACTCAATGCGGTGCACAAGCTGGTACATTAGGAGTAAATGTAACTGATTTAAATACTGCTATTGGATTGATGGCAAATGCGGGTAGACATATATGCTCGGTTACTAAGAAATTAGTAGCAAAAAACACAGGGTTAAAATTGGAAAGCTAAGTCGAAAGATATGCTAATCAATTACCACTTCTATTAGGGATAATAGAAAGGTTTAGAGACTAGATAAAGTAAACTAGAACAGTTGAAATATCCACGAAATCCTGCACCTAAGTTTAGAAAATATGGTGAAGAGATAGTCCGATACTCTTAGGAAACTAGGAGAGATAAGGATAAAGAGCCTTATTGTAACAATTGGTAAAAGGTTCGAAGGCAGGTATGTCTTTGAAGAATATGTTGGCTAAAATATTGGTCGGTTTAGTAGAAATACTATTCAAAAAACATTCGGCAATATCGGTAGAGACTAAGTTAGAAATAATATGTTAATACCGAGATAACTTTATAGATTACGAAAGGCTATAAAGTATCGTAACGCGTAGAAGGTGAATAAATATAATCCTTCCAAGAGTGTCGAACGCCTTAACAAGTAAAGTTGAAGGTGAAAATGTACGCTAAACTGAGTTGGAATTGACCAACTGATGAAAATGAAGGAAACCTCCAGAGGTGAAGATAAAAAGCTTCACGATAATAACTATTGAATATGGCAGCACCTACAGATAAAATGGAAGCTGCGCTTAAAAAATTAGGAATGACTGCTGATGAAACGGGTTCATATTTAAAAACTACAGCAGATGGGAATGTAGATTTAGCTGCTACTTGTAAAACGCTTATGTCAGCTATGAATGGCATGGAAAAATCACAAAAGGTTGCATTACTTACTGCTATAGTTGGTAAAAATGCTGCTCCAGGTATCTTAGCAATGTTAAGTCAAGGCGAAAGTGCTTGGAATGAATTATCAGATTCGATAGAAAACTCTACATCTACAGTACAATTTTGGAATGAAAATATGTCTATAATGGGCAAAAAAGGCGATGAAGCTAGAAAAATTATAGATAATTTCAAAGATGTATATGATTCTGTAGAAGAAAGAGCAACTGATTTAGGATTTTCAACAAAAGATTTAGCACTATCTATACAAGTTTTAGGTGCTGATGGAAAAGTAACTAAGAAAAATATGAATGATTTGCTAGATGTATTTGAGTCAATGGATTCTGCTACAGGTAAGAGTGCTGTTAAATGGCGTGAACTTGGTGGAGCTATGAAAAATACAAAGAGTGAAATTGTTAAGAATGTAAAAAGCGGATACGATTACGATTCGACTATTTCTAAAATAGATAGTGATACATCAGGACTTACACAAAAACAAAAGAAACAAATAGAAAGTCAAATAAACGCTAATATGACTTACAAAGAAGCTAATAAAATATTGAAAAAATATGGATTATCAGCAGACCATGTAAGTTTATCTAGTTTAAATACTTCTCAAAAGCTAGAATATCTAAGAGAAACAACAAAAGGATTATCTGATGATCAAAGAAAAGCAGCTTTAAAAAGTTTAGGATTATCTGATAGCTTTGATGAAGTAACAGAAGTATGTAGAATGTCTGATAAGGACTTTAAAAAATATCAAAAGAACTTAGAAACTATAGAAGGTTTATCTTCTAAAATGGCTAAGGCTATGGATTCCGACACAAAGGGTTCTTTGCTATCGTTAGCATCTGCAATAGAAGGTAAAGCAATACAAGTATTTGAAAAATTAAAAGGTTCTATTAAAGGAACTTCTAATACATTAGCAGAGTTCTTTGGAGCATGGCAAAACCAAGGATTAGAAAAAGCATTACTAGGTGGATATAAAGACAGTGATGGAGGAATTGCCTCTGGACTTGTTAAGAGTGTACAAAATGCAGCTAAACAAATACCACAAGCTATCCAAAATGCTATATCTAGTGCTAAAGGTTTTATTACTGGTGGTTCTATGCAAGGAATACTTGATATAGGAACAAGTATAGTACATGGAATATGCCAAGGTATTACAAACTCATATCAATCTGGAGATTTAACATCTGCTATATCTGGATTTATACAAAATATATGCAATTGGATTATTCAAAACGGAGCTGATATAAAAAATGCTGTTAAATCACTTATGTCAGCTGCAAAAGAAGCTATAACAGAAAATCAAGATTTGATTAGACAGGCAACAGATACATTATTTCAAGTTGTAAATGAGTATATAGTTGGTAAAAAAGATGTTATGTGGACTTTAGGTGCAGAAGTTGGGCCATCGCTTATAGGTGGATTAATTTCTGGTGTTACCGCTGAAATTCCTAATGCAGTAAGTGCTATTGGGTCAGCTATTGGTTCTGCATTACGAGGTGCTTTCGAAAGTATACCAAGTCAAATTGGAAATTTACTTAACTTTGACACTATAATGTCGGTTTGGATTGGTCCAGCGCAAAAATGGGGTATAGACATAGGTACAAATCTAATAGCTGGTATAGGTCAAGGATTAGGAATACCTAATATAGGTGAAATGATAGATAATGCTGTAAAAGGCATTGTAGATTGGTTCAAAAATTTATTCGGAATACATTCGCCTTCTACAGTGATGGCAGAAGAAGTAGGGCAATTCTTAATAACTGGTATAGGACAAGGTGTTATAGAGCATATTGGAGATTTCTTCGAAATGCTTGGTGGATTAAAAGATAAGGTAGTAGGCTTTTTTAAAGGTTTATTTACTGGAAATGATGATTCAGCGTTTAAAAATTTAGATGCTTCACAAGTAACAAAATTAGATAAAGCATTACAAAGCCTTGATAAAACTGCTCAATCTTGTAAGAATAATTTATCTACTACATTTAATGGATTGAGAGATTCTATTAAAAATTCATTTGTATCTTGCTCTAATATAGCAAGAAATCAGTTTGTTAATATATCAAATATAGTTAGAAATCAATCAACTAATGCTAGAAATTCTGCAACAAGCCAATTTATATCACTTAAAAAAGTTATAAGTACGCAATTATCAGAAGCTAGAAATATAGCTACTACTAAAATGATGTCTCTAGCTAAAGTTGTTAATACACAATCATTAAATGCTAGAAATAACGCGACTAGAAACTTTATTTCCTTGCGTAAAGTTATACAAACTCAAATGGCACAAGCTTATAGTTCTGTATCTTCGTATATGAATAAAATAGCTCATGCAACTAATAGAACGTTGAATACTAAAGTTAATGTTACAAAAACAACAACTACAGTAACTAAGAAAGTAGCGCAAAATGCAAGTAGTGCCTTTATGAGTTTAAATAGTGCTGCTAAAGGTCAAGCGTTTGGCTATGCAATGGCTACTAATAGTTATGGCTATAGTGAAGGAAAACAATCAAATAGTAATAAAGACAGTAAAGCGATTTATCTTCAAATACCAGTATTGCTAGATGGTAAAGTTGTAGCAAAGGCAACAGCACAGTATATGGACGGAGAACTTAAAAATGTAAGAAATAAAAACAGTAGAAAGAGAGGTACTAAATAATGTCATATCTAGCTTATAACGATATAATCGTTAGTGATTTTGATGGATTCGGAATAGTATCAGAAGAAATACCAACTATTCCAGATAGAGAAATTAACTCAAAAACAATTCAAGATAGAAGTGGTAGTATTTTTCTTTCTACTAGAGATGAAGATAGGGAAATAACACTAAATATAAATGTCAGAACAAAAAATATAGATAGTTATAATCAAACTGTTCAAGATATGAAAACTTGTTTTAACCATAGAGGGGAAGCTAAATTATATATTAATTCAGAAGATAGATATATTAACGCAGCTGTTAAAAATTATAACTTTTCAGATGTATTTGTAGTAGAAAACTCTTGCTATGGAGAGGGAGAAATAAAATTTATATGTTCTGATCCATATTTCTACAAAGGAGATGAAAAATACTACGATAATGATAGTCAAGAAGAAGTTACAAACGAAGGTGATATTGAAACATATCCTAAAATATCAGTAGAATTCGAAGAAGAAAGTACTTTTTTACAAGTTGATAGTCAAGAAGGGTCGATTTTAATAGGTCAATATCCAAAAGTTGGAGTACAAGATGCTGTAGAAGAGGAATTAGTGTTATACGAAAGATGTCAAAGTTTATCTGGATGGACTGCTGCAGGTAATGCAGTTGATGAAGGGGCTACAAACGATACAATGGTTCTAGGTGATGATGGTGATAGCTTTGTTCCTAATATATCATCTTCACAAGATACTGGGTGGCATGGATGCTGCTATCGTAGAAATTTAGATAATAGTTTGAAAAACTTTATACTTAATGGATTCTTTTGCTTTTATTCAGATTATGTTGACTTTGGAAATGGCGATACAGGGCAAAGTGGAAACGGAACAAATGGAAGCTATAAAACAACAGCTGCATTAAGAATTAGAAGTGGAAGAGGGACTAGTTATAAAATACTTGGAACTATTCCAAAAGGAACAATTGTCTCTGTAACGGATATAAGTGGTGGTTGGGGTAAAGTTACTTATAATAGTAAGACAGGATATTGTTATATGTTCTATTTATCAAAAGTTGCAGAATCAACTTCATCTTATAATTATAAAACTACAGCAAATCTACACCTAAGATCTGGTAGAGGAACAAAATATAAAATTAAAAAAACTATTCCAAAAGGGACTTCATTAAAAATAACAGATATTAGCAGTGGATGGGGCAAAACAACATACAAAGGTTCTGAAGGATATGTTAGTATGTCTTACGTAACTAAATTAGCTTCTTCATCAGCTATAGCTGTAATAGGTAAAGAAGATAGTGATTCAGCATCAGAAACAACAACAAGTGATATGCTAGGATTACTTGAATTATATGGATTTGATAGTAATAATAATAAATTATTTAAGTTTCAACTTCTAGATAATAACTATTACTATAGAGATACGAAACCAAGTGCATATATAGGAAGTAATTTAGTTTTAACAGATACAACTCAATGCCCAGCACCTAAAACAAAGAAGGATGAAGATGGCAATATAGTTAAAATTAAATCAGGAGATAGTAGTTCACCTTGGAATCGTGGGTATATAAGATTTCACGTTGAAAGAAAAGATGATGTTTGGACTTTAAAAATAAGTAGATTAGATAGAAACAATGGACTTATAACTCCACCAACACCGTTAACTTGTGAAGGGTTATATAGCGAAAAGTATCCTGCTGGAGATTTATCATATGTAATACTTTATATGGCTGCTTATGGAAACTATAAAATACAAAATATGTCGATGACTTGCATGAATGTACATAATTTAACTCCGCAAACACCAGAAGTTTTTAATCCTGTAATTTTTAGTGCTGGAGATAAAGTAGAAATAGATTGTAGCGAAGGAACAGTAACAAAAAATGGTCAATCTTTTATGGAAAAAGTTGATATAGGTAGTACATTTTTTCCACTTGTTCCAGGAACAAATTCAGTGAGTGTTTATAGTTCAACAACCAGTTTAAGTGCTGCTATAAGCTTTATAGAAAAATTTAATTAGACTAGGAGGTGCGATTTAAGAATTTGAGAACATTATTTATATTAGACAGAAATAAAAAAATTGTAGATGTTTTATTTAATGGGGGTAAAGGACTTACTCCCTTTTTTGATGATACATTCACACAAGAAATAAATGCAGCTTCTACATTTGAATTTACAACTATAGTAAATGAAAGAACAATGAGTAATTTAAAAGTAAGAAATTATATCTTATTTAAACGTAATAATAAAAATTACTTATTTTCAATAACAGAGACAGAAACAAATCATGATGAAGGTTGTTTAGAAATGACTACTTATTGTGAGTCAGTATCACTTATTCTTTATAATAGCATTGTTCCTAAAACAACTATAAATAACTGTAATTTAAATACGTTTTTAACAACTGTATTACAAGATACAGATTTTAAGGTCGGAGATATAGATAAGGAACTAAATAAAGCTTTTTTAATTGATTTAGATGGAAGTACTTCTGTATATGAAACAATTATTCAGCATTTAGAAGATTATGGAGCTGAACTTGATATACGTATAGAAACAAGTGGTAGCGAAGTAACTGGTATGTATATTGATATGAAAAAAAGATTAGGTACTGACAATGGTGCTAGATTTGAATACAGTAGAGAACTTAATAATGTTAAAAGAAAAGAAAATGCAGAAGATTTATGTACAGCTATTATAGGAAAAGGGAAAAATGACTTGGATTTTCGTGAAGCTGAATGGAGTATAGAAGCTGGTAAGCCAGCTGATAAACCAAGAGGGGCAAATTTTATAGCGGATGATTTTGCTAATGCTATGTATGGAGTACCTCAAAAATATATTTACGGTGTATATGAAGATTCTGATTGTGAGGACCCATATACGCTATTAGAAAAATCTTATGAAGCTTTGCAAGAAAGAAAAAATCCTAAAATTGATTACGAATGCGATGTAGCTCTGTTAAGTAAAGATATTGAATTGGGTGATTCGGTAAGGGTAATAGATAGAACTTATCCAGAACCACTGATGTTAACTGCTAGAGTTAATAAATTAGAAATAAGTTTTACAGATGAATCTCAAAATACATGTGAATTTTCTAATTATAGTAAAGCTTATTCTAATATGATAAGCAAGTATGATCCATATGACAAATTAAAAGATTACCTTTTAAATTTGGGTATTGGAAAGTTAACACCTGCTGAAATATTAGCTATAAAACAATATATGATGCAGCTAGGTATAGAAAAGGATTTGATAGATAGATTGTTTAGTGAAATAACAGGAAATAATCCTGAACAAAAACCAGATGAAGGCAATACTACTACTAATAATAAAATAACTACATTAGAAGGAGGTCTTTGGATTGGCGATTCTAGAATGGTTTCTATGAGAAAATACAATATGCTCAAAGTGGAATCCACTCAAAATACAAATTATACAACTGCTTTAGCTTTATATCAAACGCTAGGAGTCGGTAATAATGTAAAATCGCAATCAAGTGAATATGAAAAAGTAATTTCTTCTTCTAATAAATACAAAATATCAACGATGGTAAAATACTGGGCTGGTAAATTTGGATTAGATGTAAATCTTGTATACGCTGTTATTATGGCTGAAAGTGGTGGAGACCCTTACAATGCTACTAAAAATGAAAAAGGTGCATACGGAATAATGCAATGTGAACGTTCTGTGTATTTTAACCAACCTCAAACTATTAAATTTTTAGATGGTACAAAAAAATCATTTACTCCAAGTTACTCGACTATGCGACCTGGAGATGCAGGAAGCACTACTATAAACGGTATTGCAGTCGACAAAAATATATCAAATCAGATAATGTTTGGATGCTATGAATTAAGATATGCTATAGATTTTGCTAGACAAAATATCTTTGCGGGGCTTATAGCTTACAATATGGGAGTTGGAGCTATGAGTTGGATAATATCAAAGTATGTATGTGATACATATAATTATACATTTGTAAATAAAAATTCAATAACTGCTCAAAGTTCACAAGTTCAAAAGAAAGCATATGAAGTATTGGAAAATGGTGGATTTGAATTTGCTGACTGGCGTAAAAAATATATAGAAAATGGTGGTGGAGGTACTGTAAATAACGTAGAAGGATATGTTGCATGGTATAAGATAGAGAATGGACAATTACCATATACATATGATTTGAATGGAAATAAATTCGGATACGGAGTATCAGATACCAAAATAACTACGACAATACCTATATCTACTAGTACTGAGTTAACAACTACTAGAAACAAAATAATTGCTAAGGCAAAAGAAATTGTACAATTGCATTTAGATAGTAAAGCATCGTATTCACAAGTACCAAGAACTATAGATGATACTAAAAGAGTATACATTAAAAAAGGTTCACGTGTAAAAATGAATTCAAAAGGTAAGTATCAAACTATTGGATCTACTTATTATGGAATTTCTACAAGTGCAAATGATGGTAAAGGTATTATTGCTTATGACTGTTCTTCTTTCGCTTCATGTTGTTATATGGCTGCAGGACTTAAATCAATGTATAACGGAAACTGTTCTGGTGGTTCTATAATGGATGAAATAGTAAATAACGGCGGTATGATGTGGTTAGCTAATGCAGAAGGACGTAAAAAAGCAATACCAGGTGATTGTGTAATGTTTGCCGATGGAAAGAATCCGACTCAAAATGATATGGATAAACGTAAACTTTTAGCCACTCACCACGTTGCTGTATATATAGGTGATGATCAAATAGCACATGCTAGTAAATGGGCAGAGGTACCAGATGCGATTAAAATAAGCAAACTAAGTACTTACAAAACATTAGCGAGTGCTTTTTTTATACGACCAAAAGATTTGCAACAAACTGATACAAACGAACCTACAATATCTGATGAAACAACAGATGTAAATAATAATATAATCAGTAAATGTGTTATAGGTGCTAGTGCTTACCATTTTTATAAGAATAGCCAGTTATTAAAAACAGTTCAAGTAGGTTCTTATTCTGATACTACAGAATATCCTTCATCTGTACCTTATATATTTGTACATTTAGGAGTTAATGACCCTTATGAAAGTGGGTATAACAGTTTAAAAACATTACTTTCTTTATTACAAACAAAGTATCCAAATGTACCAATATTTGTAGCTAGAGAATTGCATGTTGGTTCAGCTATGTCTAATTACGTAGAGTATAACAAAGCAATAGATACATTTAATACAGAAATAGCAGAATATTGTAATGAACATGAATATGTATATCAAATTAATATAAGTACAGATCTTGAAGAAAACGGAATTTTAAAATCTTTATTAACAAATGATGGGGTTCATTTAAAAACTAAAGATAATTATCAAGTGTTATTTAACAATATAAAAAACAAAATCGTAGTAGAAAATAGTGGTAGTACGGGTGGCAGTACGGGTGGAGATGATGATACTGGTAATGACGATACTGTTACAACAAAACCATCTGGCAAAAGTGTAGAAGTAGTGCTGCAATCTACACAAAACTATTATTATGATAAATTAAAAAGCTTATACTTTAAGTTGCCGAGCAAAGTAGTGAATAGCTATTATTCTAGATTAAAATTTACTACTACAGATAATTTTACATATACACAATCAAAGATATGCTATTTAGAAGGAGAAGATTGCGTAGCCGGTCAATTAGTACCAAAAGCAGATACAATCTATAAGATAATAATCATGGCTAACGTTAATACGTCTATTAATTATAAGTATTATGGCTCTGTGTCAGTTGATAAGGCTGGAGACCATACAGTTGAGTATACTTTTAAAGGTGGAGAAAAGGTAGCTGAAATAGCAAAAACATATCTTAACCAAACAGGACTTGAATACAGAGGGCAATATTCTACAACAGCTAAATATACTCCTGCGTCATATTCAAATCCATATAAAAATTTAAGTAAATGGTATGATTCGAGCCGTAAGAAAGCTCAAATAGATTGTAGTACACTGACAAAATTTGCGTATATGGGAATAGATTACGATCATTCGCCTTACAAGAATCACAAAATGACAAGTGTTAAAAGAAATACATCTTACAGTTGGGCCTTTACATTCCCAAGAACAGCCGCAGAACAAGCCGAATACTGCGTGAAAAATGGTTGGGTATTGCATGATGTAGATATAAGCAATTACTCCAACTTAAAAGCGGGAGACATTGTTTTTTGGGACCGTGATAATGGTGAGAATGGTCGTTATATGAACTGCTCTCATGCAGCTATTGTTATCGGGCAAACAGACGATGGAGGTACAGTATATACAATAGAATCAACACAGTGTGAAAATGGTGTGAAAACAAGATTAATCACAGACAATAAAACCGATAAAATATTATTTGTAGCAAGACCGAAAAAAGTGTAGGTGACATAAATGGATTATGTAAAACAATATGAAGACTACAATACAAATTATGATAATATAATCAATATCCTTAGTGAAATATTAGAAGCTGGTGAAATTACACAAGGTTCTCAAGAACGACTTGAAGAAGCATATGTAGACTATAACCAAAGTTATAGTGATACAATTACTTTATTTCAAGGTAAAAAAAATACTAGCATTAATGAGAGAATAGATAAAATAGAATCCATAAAATTGAATGCTAATATAAAGGATATAGTAAACATACTTACGAATAACGGAGAAAAAACGACTTTATATTTAGATGAAGATGGTGTTTTGTATATTGACGGAGAAAAAATCCCCGAACTTAAACAGACAAAACTTATAGTAGATGAACAAAATGGCAAAATAGAATCCTTAGTATCTGATGGATTTGTAGAAGATGCTGATGGAAATAAAGTTAAATTAAAAGTGTTATATTCAACTCTTAAGCAGGATATGAACGGATTTACGTCACAAGTTGGGGAAATATCCGGTATAGCATCAAATGCAAAAGATACAGCACAGGCAGCATTAGATAAATACTCCCAAATAGAGCAAAATGTAGAGAGAATACAAAGCACTGTTGCTAATAATAATAATAGTATTAAACAAGGAGTTACTAAAGTTTATAATGAGTATTATATCTCTACAAGTAAAACTGAACAGGTAGGAGGAGCATGGTCGACAACAGTACCTACTAATGTTCCAGAAGGTAGCTACTTATGGATAAGAACTGTATATACCAAAGCTGATGGAACAAGTTCAACTGGAGATGCAGTTTGTATGGCTGGCGTTCAAGGACCACGAGGTTTGCAAGGGCCTCGAGGTGAGCAAGGAATCCCAGGACCAGCAGGGGAATCTGGTAAAACTACTTATTTTCATATTAAATATTCTGCTGTGGAAAACCCTACATACTCTTCTCAAATGACAGAAACTCCAAGCGAGTATATCGGAACTTATGTAGATTTTACAGAACAAGATAGTACAGACCCTTCTAAATATACATGGTATAGATTTCAAGGTTTGCAAGGGCCTCGAGGTGAGCAAGGAATCCCAGGGAAAAACGGAGATGGCCGAACAACTTACCTTCATATTAAATATAGCAATGATGGAGGTTTAACATTTACAAATAATAATGGTGAAGATGTAGGAGATTACATAGGGACATGCACTGACTTTAATATAGATGACCCTACAATAGTCAACAGTTACACATGGGCTAAAATAAAAGGTGAACAGGGAACTACCGGGGATACAGGCGTAGGTGTACAAAAAATAATAACTATATATTTTGTTCATGATTCTAAGACACAAGCACCTACATTTGCGGCATCTGGCTGGAGATTTGATATACCCGCATATATAGAAGGAAAATATTTATGGAGTGCTTATAAAATATTCTATACTGATGGTTCAGTTGGATTTACAGACCCTCAATATTGTAGTGAATGGGAAGCAAATTTTAAGGCTGAAACAGCTATATCTACAGCAACACAAACTGCTGAAAAATTTGAATGGATAGTGCAAAAAGGCTCTACAAGTTCAAGCATAACTTTGACTGATAGCTTAATACAAGCAATAGCATCTTCTAACATTCAATTGTCAGCTAAGAAAATATTAATCAACGGATTAATGGAAGGTTCTGGTTGGAAAATTACTGATGAAGGTGAATTAGATATTTTGGATCTAAATGTAAGAGGTAATTTTACATGTGATTCTTTAAATGTAGATACTTTGATATCAGCAGATATTCCACCTGCGCTTTCTGAAAATAAAACTATCTATGTATCAAGTGGAGAAACAATTTCACAATATTTAGATGATTTACCGTTGAATCTTAATGGTTTTACAGTAGAAATCTATCTAACTTCAAATACAACAGAAAATCTTGAGTTGAGAAGACATGCAAATGGACTAGTCAATATATTTCTATGTGGTAACACAATAAAAGGAACTATACGAAGTATATATAATAATGCCAAATACAGTATTTATGGGGGTAATAGTACCACAGACACTACGATGGGTTCTATAATGCCTTATACTAGTTATAATGTGGGAAGTTATTATTATACTACTATATTTTCTGATTGCCCTAACGTAAATCTATATAACTTAAAAGTTTATGGCGACAGTGTAAATTCCAATTCTGTAGGAGTTGGAGCAACTCAAAAATCAAAAGTGTATATGGAAAATATATCATTTGTAGGTTGTAAATATAATTGTAGAACTTATTCGATGACTGAATTGTATTGTCAATCATCTTCTGGTCTTTCGACTGGAAATTCGTGGAATGCTGGTACAGGAGCAAAAATTGTGTTATATCCAGGACAACAAGCAGGTGGAGGAAATAATACATTCACAAGTGGTAACGGACAAATAATTTCTACAGGAGTTACTTTTGCATCTTCAAAAGATAGCGGTTCAAATACAACTACTGTAAACCCTACAACAACTAGATTTGAAACATTTAAACCAAAATATGCAGACACATATAGAAGTTCTGTTTACAATAACTGGGAAGGTAGAGGAAAATGTAGACAAGGTGATTGGGGTTATGGCGATTGTAATGGTTATTGGTTCTATGGTTCACAATTTGCTGAAGTGAAAGGCAAGAATATAACAAAAGTTGAAATAGATGTGACTAGAAGTAGTGATATAGGTTATTCTGCATCAACTTCTCATGTGTTTCAAGCACATACATATTCTGGAAGACCTAGTTCAACACCTAGTTTTTATACTAGTTGTAATAAAACACTATCCCTAGCATGGGGCAAAAAAGGAACAGTTACAATAACAGATTCAACAGTATTGAATGCTATTAAAGCGGGTACATGTAAAGGATTTGGAATTCAGTCAACGTACGATAGTAGTCATTACTCAGCGCTAACTAATGGAACAGTAAGAATTTACTATACAGAATAGTAAGTTGTATATCAGCATTAATGCTATTAAGGAGGTATAAATGTCTAATATAACTAATTTAAATAGAGATTACTTAATCAAAATAAATGTAAAAGAAGCAACGATAGATGTACCAAAGATGACGTTCTGGAATACAGATAAAAAGACTTCAAATATGTTTGTACAACTTGTTATAAATATGAGTACAAATGAATTAATAAGTCAATACGTAACTGTTCAAAATGCTACGGATTATAAAATTACATTAAATGTAATAAAGCCTAAAACAAATCAATATAGAACAATTGAAGCTACTCTATTAAATGAGGAAAAAGCTTTATTTGAAATAGATTTACCAGATGAATTTACTGATCAAGTCGGAGATTATAGTTTTGAATTTGAAGTATCTAGTAAGGTAGATAGTAATGACGAAAGTATAACGACATCAAATGGTACCTATAAAGTAAATGGAAGCATATTAACTAACCTAAATCAAGAAATATCACCAAGTCCAGATTTGCCGATTTTAAAACAGTTAATTGAACAAGTAAAATCTTTACAAGGTGGAGATTTAACAGGTTATCAAAAGAAAAGTGATAATTCATTAGAAACAACTAGCAAGGAAGTAGTAGGAGCTATCAACGAAGTTAATTCGCAATTTAAAGATATTGCGAACAACCAACCAACTGATTTGTCATTAGATAGTGCTACTAATTTACTTCAACTTGTAAATTCAAAGGGTAGTAAATTAGGCAACGGAATAACACTTCCTATATCAAGTGGTGGGGGTACAAGTCAGTATTTACATATAAAATATTCAAGTACAGGAGCGCCACAGTTAGCGGGGCAAATGTCAGATACACCAAACGCATATATAGGCTTATGTGTAGATACAAATGCAGATGCTCCAACAAATCCACGTTCTTATACTTGGTATCAATGGAAGGGCGACAATGGTGCAAAAGGAGATACTGGAGCAACTCCGAATTTACAAATAGGAACAGTAACTACACTTGATAGTGGAAGTAATGCAACTGCATCAATTACTGGAACAACTGAAAATCCATTGCTTAATTTAGGTATTCCAAAGGGGGATACTGGAAGCGGTACAGATAATGGTGGAAGTTCTGAAGAAAAAGGTTGGCGACTTATCAATGAATTTACTTTGACCGAAAATGCTAATGCAATGGAAATATCTAAAGATAAAAATTCAAATAGCTTTAATGTTAAAGAATTATTTTATTACGTCAAAGGAAAAAGCTTAGGAGTATCTGGAAACGTAGGTGTATTTATAAATGGTACATTAATTTTTTATGATAGTGGATTAACAAATATAAATTCAAGTGTAGAATTAACAACTGTGGGGAAATTAGAAATTTATGAAAATATTCTTGGATACTCACTAAAGAAAGGCTTTGACGCTATGATGATAAGTCAAGTATTTACAGGAGTAAAAGAAGGTTTTACAGGAATAACAAAATTTAAAATAGCATCTACAAATAATATAGAAATTGGATGGCAAGCTGGAACTGTATTAAAGATATACGGAAAGTAGGTGATGTAATGTATAGAATATGCGAAAATGGTGTCTACAGAGATGCTACACAACAAGAAATAGAGGAATTTAAAAAGATGACACAAGAAAATCAAGTGCAGGGGCAAACACTCGATGAAAAAGTTGTAGATTTGCAAGAAGAAAATAAAATGTTAAAAGAATGTATATTGGAAATGAGTGAAATAGTATATGGTGGTTAAAAAACTACTATATAGATTATTATTTGGCGAAGGAGGTGAGGACATGATGGCTATGTTATGGGCACAAGAAATAATGTGTGGTAATAAAACTTATAATCAAGTACCAAAACTTTTAAAAGAAAAAGTTAAAATAATACTTGTAAATGCTGGCATGGAAGAACTAATAACTGAATAGTTCTTTTTTATTGCAAAAATTGAATCCTTTCTATACTATTTGTGGTATAGAGAGGAGATGAAAGATTATGACAAAAAGCCAAGATGAATGGCTAAGAGAAAGAGCTATACAACGAATAAAAGAGAAAGAAGAAAAATTAAAAATATTAGAAAAAGATTTTGATAGAAATAAGGAAGAAATAGAACAAATAAAAGCTTCATTAAAGACTGATTATGAATTAGCATATGGAAGAGATTAAAACTATATAAATGAAATTCAAAAGACTAGATTAATTTCTAAATCATTAGTAATGATGTTGAAATATTTAGTGTTTTTTAATACCCATTTAGTTCGTAATTTAAAAATATTGTGTACTAATTTACCAAGTAAAAATGGTATTTAAACCATCTTATAGTATAATAACTGTAAAGGGGGTGAAAAAGATGTAAAATGTGAGAATACAAGAATAAAAACTATATATAATTAAAAAAACTAAATCTATTTTTAAAAGGACTGTAGCGGTACAGTCCTTTTGTTATGCAAGAAAAGAGGGATTTTAACAGTATAAATGAGAGTTGCAATAATAGACTCAGGCATATTTAGGCATGTTGATTTTAGGGATTGTATTATCAATGGTAAGAATTTTACAGAAGAAGGCAATTCTCAAAATACAACTGATAATTTTGGCCATGGAACACATATAGCAGGTATTATACACTCTGTAGAACCTAATATAGAATTGTTACCTATAAAAGTATTAGACAGATATGGGAAAGGCGATACAGAAGATATAACAGAAGGTATATATTACGCTATAGACAATAAAAGTGATATAATAAATATATCAATCTCATTCGAAGATGAAGATAAGGAAATTGAAAAAGCAATAGAATTAGCAAAAAATAAAAATATAACAGTTGTTTGTGCTAGTGGAAATAACAAAAAAATTGAATATCCTGCTAAGTATGGATTGAGCGTAGGTTCTTTAGATCATAACGGGAATATATCTGAATTTTGCTCTAAGGATTGTGTTATATATGCACCAGGAGAAAATGTAACCAGTACATACCTTAATGATTCTTACGAGACAATGACAGGTACATCTATGGCAACAGCAAAGGTAACAGGATATATAGCAAAAGAAATAAAAAATAAAAGAGATATAGTTAAATTTGTAGAAGAAAATAAATATATATATAAAGGAGTAGTAGGAGTATGAATGAAGAACTACTAGAAGACAAAGTAAAAACGCATGAACAAAGGATAAACGCACATTCTGACAGATTAGACAAATTAGAAAATAGACAAGCAGAAATGACAGTAAAATTAGATAATTTATGTAGCACCATAGATAAATTAGCAATAAATTTAAACAAACTAACTTATGCAATTATAACAGCACTAGTTAGTTTTTTCTTTTATGCAATACAAAATAATTTATTTAATTAATAGGAGGTAATAAGATGAAATTTAATATCAAAGAACAAATAAAAAACAAAAGTTTTTGGTTATCTGTAACAGCATTATTAGTGTTAACAGCTCAACAATTTGGATTAGATTTTTTACCTAATAACTTCCAAGATTCTGTTAATTCAGCTTTAACTATATTAGTAGGTATGGGTATAATTACAGACTTTAAAACTGATGGATTCGGAGAATAAAAAAAGACTTAAAAAGTCTCTTTATTTTTTAGAAATTCCTCTATAGCTTCATCTAATAACTTAGACATAGGAATCTTACTATTTTCAGAATACTCCTTTAAACTATTATATAACTCTGTTTTAATAGCAGAGCCTATCGGAGTTCTGTTTTTTAAATCATTTCTTGCCAATGTTATCACCTCAAAATAATTATAATATATTTCTAAACTGATTGCAACTGATATCAGTTAATGATATAATATAATTAAGAAAGAGGTGATAATAATGGTAGAAATATGGAAAGATATAAAAGGATATGAAGGATTATATCAAGTTAGCAATTTAGGAAGAGTTAAAAGTTTAAGTATATATAGAAAAAATAGTGTATGCGAGTATTATTCAAAAGAAAAAATATTAAAACCTCTAAAAGATAAAGGTGGTTATTTAAATGTTAGACTATGGAAAAATAAAAAAGGAAAGACTATAAAAATACATCGTTTAGTGGCTTGTAATTTTTTAGAAAATACAGAAAACAAAAGAGATGTTAATCATATTAATGGCATAAAAACAGATAATAGAGTATCTAATTTAGAATGGGCCACTCGAAGTGAAAATATACAACATGCTTTTAAAAATAATTTAAATAAGCCACACTCTTCTTCAGAAAAACAGAAAAAAATAGTAAGAGAAAGATTAGGTCATAAAATTAAATGTACAAATAATAATAAAATATATGTAAGTATAAGAGAAGCTGGAAGAGAACTAGATTTAACTCCAAGTTCAATAATTAAAGTTTTAAATAAAAAAATAAAACAAACTAAAGGATATAGTTTTGAATATATAGAAAATACAAAGGTATAAATACTTTATAAGATAACTGTAAGGTGCTTAGGAGGTCGATAAGAAGGTCGATTTTTTAAGTACCTTTTATTTTTAGAAAAGGAAGTGTTATTATGAACAAAAAATATTTAGTAGCTATAGATGCAGGACATGGTATGCATACAGAAGGTAAACAATCAGTACCAATGTCAAAAAATTTATACATAGATGGTGAATTAGTCAGAAAAAAAGGAAAGATCATAAAAGAAAATGAATGGAATAGAGGTGTGAGTGAATACTTATCAGCTGCACTAAAAAGATGTGGTATAGATACAATGTTTACAGCAGATATGACTGGAAAAACTGATATACCACTTAATTCTAGAGCAAATACTGCAAATAAAAAAGGTGCAGATATATTAATTTCAAATCACTATAATGCAATGGGAAGCTGTGCTAAATGGCAAACTCGAGTTAAAGGGTTATTAGTATTAAGAACTAAAAATTGTTCTGAAAAATCTATAAAATTAGGAAAATTAGCAGTTAAGCATCTTAAAAAAGACATAGACTATGAATATAGTTATGGTTTAATGCGCGATGTAGATATGAGTGGATTTACATTAGCTATACTTAGACAAACAACAATGCCAGCAATATTAATCGAGTATGGTTTTATGGATTATTGGAATGAAGCAAAACTTATGCTTGATAAAAAACATCAAGAAAAATGTGCTGAAGCAGTTTGTAAGTCAGTATGTGAATATTTCGGAGTAACTTATATAGCAGAAAAGCAAGAAGCTACTAAAACTAAGTATGTTAGAATATTACAAGATATAAACATACATAGCAAACCAGATTTTGATGCTGCTAATGTAATAGGTAAAGTTACTGCTGGTGGAGCTTATACAATTACAGAAAAAATTAAAAGAACTGGAACAGATATGTATAAACTAAAATCAGGAGTTTATATAACAGCATCACCAAAATATGTAGAAGTATTTGAAAAATAAGTTTATCGGACGCGACCGATAGCGACCGATAAGCGACCGATAAGCGACCGATAAAAATAGCTAGAAGGTATAGAGACCTTCTAGCTTCTATTTTTAAGATGTGCTATAATATAAGAGCAAGCAATTTTTTCCATTAAAACAAGGATTAAAACTTAATATATGTAATTATAAAATTGCTTGCAGAAAAGGACTAGAATAACTCTAGTCCTTTTTATTTTGATTAAAATTAATATTAATTAACGATTATTTATTATATAATCTTCTCTATATAGATGATATAACTCGAATAAATCTCTACCATCGTATTCATATTCTAATTTGAACCCTTGCCACCATATGTCATCTATATGATTTGTTATTCCAAATATATATTGTTCCCCATTTTTTTCAGCTAATTTTACTTCTGCTATTTCACTTACATCAACTGTGTTGATAGAATCCTCCTTTAAGATTTTGTAATCATTCCAAGTTCTTGTTTTATAAGCTTTCATTTTTATTCCCCTTTTCTATTATAATTTTATTATTTTCAAAAGTAGCTGTTATTTCCCTATCTTCTGGACTAATACCCATTTCTTTAATCCATGCTACTGGAAGAGTTAACTTGTAAGACAATGCATTTTTACTTGCATTGCCTCCAGCTTTACAACAACTTACTTTTAAATTTCTTTGTTCCATGTTATTTCTCCTTTACTCTGATTCAACACAATCGAAATATCTAAACATTTCAGTTGCTTTTTCTTTATTTTCTTCACTTTCTTTTACAAATCTTAATAAACCCCCTACAAAATAATCGAAATCTCTCCAACCGTCTTCATCATGGTAACAATGTAAAAATATATGTTTTTTAGTTTCGTCTAAATAAAATCTTACTTCATATATATTTTTTCCTACATCTAATGAATGATGTATAATTTCTTTTGTAAAGTTATTTTCTAGATATTTATATATATCCCATTTATTAACCTCATTAAAGAATTTTTTTCTATTTATTATTGTCATTTTCTTTTCCCCTTCCTTTTTACTCTCTTGAGCTAAGAAAGATAAGCATAAACCTAATTGAGCTTGATAATCTACTTCTGGATATTGTTCTTTTATTTCTTTTGTCATTTTATGAGCTTCTTTCATTAAATTTCTTTTCATCTTTCTTAACCCCTTTCTTATTATTTATTATACTTATATAATATACTATTGGTTACCAATAGTCAAGTAAATTTGAAAAGTTTTTTCTAAAATTTGTATAAATATTCCAGATGCAGTCAATACTCCTCGTAAAGGAGGTAATGAATATGAAAAAATTAGCATTGGAAATAACAGGGCGCATTGCATATCTAGGAATTGGAGTAGCAAGTGCTATATTAATAATGATGTAATGGTAGGCTAGGGGAGTATATCTCAGAAGATAATAAATAAGGCTGGAGAAATGAATTCTCTAGCCTTTAATGTGTTATAATAAATGTGGATAAGTTAATTTTACTGACATTTTTACTGACATTTTAATTTGAAATTTTGTTAAAACGTTGGTATTGCTAATACTATAAGTTTAATATAATATAGTTACTAGATATATTAAATATGATTTATTAGTATTTAAATCGATTTATAATGTTTAAATATCAGCGTTTTTTGATTTATTTATTTTTAAATAGCTTACTGACAATTTACTGACCAGTTAAGTTTTTACTGACAAAACTGACAATTTACTGACTTAGTATATTGTCAATTTTGTCAACTGCTATCTTATCATTTTCCTTAAAAGCGTGCGCGTAGATTTTTAATGTAATAGATATGTCGGAATGACCCACGCGTTCTGATATTGTTTTTACATCTACACCAGATGCAACTAACATAGAAACATGAGAATGTCTTAATGCATGTAGCTTTTTAAATTCAAGTCCAATTCTTTTAATAAATCGTTTAAAAGTAATATCTAAATTGTACGGATTATAATAATTGTTATTGCTGTTTATGCATACTGTGTCATATTCTTTTTCTTTCATTAAACCTTGTAACTTTAATTTATTTTGTCTTAATTTCTCTTTTTTTAGCATGTCAAAAACATGATCTGGCAGAGAAATTTTTCTTATTGACGATTCACTCTTTGGTTGCTTCATGATATATTTGCCCTCTATGTATTGTAAATTGTATTGAATTTTTATAGTTTTATTTTCAAAGTCTACACAATCCCATGTTAAACCTAAAACCTCACCGCGTCTTAGACCTCCATAGATTAAAAGCTTTATAGTATTTTGAAAATATATACTTTCACTTTCTAAAGCGTTTAGTATCTGTTTTATTTCTTCTATCGAATATATTTCTTCTTCGTGTGTTTTATTATTCTTTGGAAGGATAATAAAATCAGTAATCTTTTTATTTATCTCTTGTAATCTGTATGCTTCATTTAGTACAGCATTGCATAATTGCATTATTTTTCGTTTTGAGCGATAAGCTAAATCTTTTTGAAACACATAATTAACAAATGTTTGATATTTATTTACAGTTATGTCACTTAATTTCATATTTCCCCAATAAGGTTCGACATGTTTTTTTACGATACTTTTCGCACAAGCAATAGTATTTTCAGATATCCCTAACTTGCTATCGTAATATCGATAACAGCGATTTGTAAAAGAAATGTTACTCGGCAAAGCATAAATATCATTATTTATACTATTTTTTACCTCTATAAGCTTTTTTTCTGCATCTTTTTTATTTATAAAACTACCTTGCGACTTTTGTTTCTTTTTGCCAACTTCATCTATATATTCTACATATACATAATATTTGTCATTTCTTTTACGTATAAAACTACTTAAGATTTTTTTCATTGGTAACCCTCCTTATAAAAAAAGAGCAGCTGGTAAAACTGCCCTGATGTTTATCTATATTATTTCTATTTTATAACTTTTGTATTACTATCTAATTTCAAATATTGCCCTTCTTTTAATGTTATTAATTTACTTCCTGAAAAATAATCTGAATCCTGTAAGTCTGGACCACCTTTATAACCTCCACCTAAATTATTATATAAAGAATACCAGCCTTGAGCGTTATCGTCATCGTTTACTATTTCTAGCTTATATTCTCCTGGTTCTACATCTTTTCCAACTCTAAACATTCCGTTTGTAAGTTCTTTTTCATTAGAAAAATCAAATTTATCTCCTAATTCACTTGGAATATATAAAGTACATTTATCTAATTGTAAGTATTGACCTTTTCTGACTTTTATATAGGTAAAGTTCTCGAAGGCATTAGAATCAATAGAAGATTCTATATCTCCTGTAGTATCTGTTGTAATATCGAAACTACCCATAAATTCACCTTCATTTTTTACAAGTATGTACTTACCAGGATCTAAATCTTCACCCACCTTAAATGTGCCATTTGTTAATTCTAATGAATAATTTTTAGTATCTTTAACATTTTCTGAACTTGCTTGAACTGAATCACTATTCGATTGAGAACTGCATCCAGTAACACTAATACACAACATAGCACATAATATAATACTTAATATTTTCTTCATAACTCACCATACTCCCTCTTTTTTATTTTTCTTAAATTGTAGCAGAAAGCTATCAATATAGCATTACTTTCCAACATAATTTGATAAAAAATTAATTTTTCCCCTATATACATATAAAATATTTCGAAATACCTCTTTTGACTTAATGTTTAGTAGTATAATAATGTTATAAATATTTCGAAAAAATAATATATATAAAGAATAAAATAGAACATTTGTTCTATGAAAAACGAGTTAAGGGGGAATCTATTTGGAAGAAAAGAGTGTATTATTAGAAAGAAAAGAAGAAATATTATTAGTAGACGATGAAATATTAGAAGATATAATAAAAAAAATGCAAAAACAAGTAGAAAAAAATAAATCTGTGTAAAAAAGAGGGGCTTAAAATTAAGTCCCTCTTTTCATGCTTATTACAAGCTTTATTATATTGTTGAATTCTTCATCAGATAATTGGTCTGCCAGCTGAAGTGCTTGCTTTTGCTTTTCTGTTAGATCTTCGATAGGTTTTTTATTTTCATTAATCCCTAACAAATAATCAACTGTAACACCGAAAAATTTTGCTAACTTAAACAAAGTATCTGAATCACATTTTCTTCTATTATTCTCCCAATTGTTTACAGTTTGTTTACTTACGTTCAAAACTTTTCCCAAATCTTCCTGCGTAATATCTTTTTCCAGTCGCAATTCTCTTAGTATATTTCCTTGTGTTTTCATCATGTTTTTCCTTCTTTCTCACTCATTTCCCTCTATATATAATATTCTACTTTCTGAATACTATTCCCTCTAAATTATAAAGTGATTATAACATATTTAATCGAACAAATAATTGTTATTTCAAGAAAGTATAACAAACAGAAAACTTTTTCGGAAAAACTATTGACAAGTACACGAAACGTATATATAATAAAAGTATAAATTAAATCAAGGAGGTGCAAGAATGAACTTGATGAATTTAAAAATATACAGAAATGTATATGGTTACACTCAAGAAGATTTAGCAAAAGTATTAGGAGTAACTAAAACAAGTTATGCAAATAAAGAAACAGGAAGAAGAAAAATAACATTAACCGAAGCTAAGACGATGGCTGATTTATTTGACGTCAGCATAGAAGAACTTTTTTTTAGTCATGAAGTCCACATAAAGGATACTCAATCAAGAAAAGTATGCAGTAATTTGTAATTAAGGGGGATTAAATAACATGGATTACATAAACGAAATGAATAACTTAGTACAAACTATATCATCAAGAGAAGTAGCAAAAATGATGGAGACTAGACATGATAATTTAATGAACAAAATAGAAAAACACACAACAATATTAGAAAAAGTTAGCGACCTAAAAATTAAGGTGGCTGATTTATGGATATTAAGTTCTTACTTAGATGCTCAAGGGAAAGAACGTAAAGAATATCAAGTAACTAAAAAAGGCTGCGAATTTCTAGCACATAAAACAACTGGAGAAAAAGGGGACTTGTTTACCATAAGATATATGAATAAATTTGAGGAAATGGAACAGTACATAAAAGAACAACAACCAAAAGTTCCAACTACATATAAAGAAGCATTGCAACATTTACTAGTACAAGTCGAAGAAAATGAAAGACTGCAATTAGAAAATCAACAACAAACAAAAGTTATAGAAAAACAGTCCGAAGTTATAGGAGAAATGGCTCCAAAGGCAGAGTATTTTGATGCTTTAGTAGATAACAACTTACTTACAAATATAAGAGATACTGCTAAAGAATTAGGAATAAAAGAAAGAACTTTTACAGAGTGGTTAATTCAAAAGAATTTATGCTACAGAGATAAAAAAAGAAAAATTAAACCTTATGCAAATAAGATGAAGTACTTTGAATTAAAAGAATTTACAACTGCTTGGGGACATAGCGACACACAAACACTTATAACTCCTAGAGGTAAAGAAACCTTTAGATTACTTCTTATAAAAGATGGATTAATAAAAGATCATAACAAGCAATTAGAGTTAGGATTACCAGTTAACGAAGTTACAAAATCAGATTTTTATAATTAGGAGGATTAAATATGGAAGAATTACAAGTAATTTATAATCAAGAAGTTTTGGGACAAGATTTTAAAATTTATGGAACAGAAGAAAATCCATTGTTTTTAGCTAAAGATGTAGCGAATTGGATAGAACATAGCAATCCTAGCAAAATGGTTAAAGATGCTGATTTAGACGATGCAGAAGTCGCAAGACATCAATTAAGCACTCTAACTAATAGTTATACTGCCTTATTTTTAACAGAAGATGGACTTTACGAGGTATTAATGCAAAGTAGAAAACCAATAGCAAAACAATTCAAAAAGAAAGTAAAAGAAATATTAAAACAAATTAGAAAAACTGGTGGCTACATACCACACGATGAAGACGAAGATGATGAAACAATAATGGCTAAAGCTTTAATAGTAGCGCAAAAGACAATAGACAATAAAAACAAATTACTGGAAGATGCTAAAAAAGAAATTGCAGAAAAAGACAGAGTGATAACTCAAATATCTATATCACAAAACACAAAATTAGTTAGAGAAACTGCTAAAGCAATCTCAAAATCAAATAGCAAGATACTTATAGGAGAAAGAAGATTATATGAAAGACTGAGAAGTTGGGGCTGGGTATGTAAAAACTCAACAGAAGCTACTCAATATGCAGTTGAAAGAGGTTATTTAGAAGTATCAGAAGGTACTAAGAAAACAGCAAGAGGAACATTCACATTTAGAACAACAAGAGTAACTGGTAAAGGTGAAATAAAAATCATTGAAAAACTTCTGAAAGAAAAAGATCTTGAAAAATTACTAGAAGAAAACGAAAAAAGTAAATAAGAAGTATTAATTTAGGGGGTAACTAAATATGGCGATATACACAGGAACAGAACATTTCTTCAAAAGAGAAGTAGAAGCAGTATCAGACATATTAAGAGCTAGAGGTTTTAGAGAAGAATGGAGCATCATAACTCCATACCAAGCAGAAATAAAAATGTTTCACGTATTACAAAACAAGTTTGCACTACTTAGAAAACAAGGCAATAACACAGTAGTTGATTATAGCAGATAGGAGGCATCATGATAGCAAAATACATAGCAGTAGTAATCATATTTAACATAGGCTTCTTTTTAGGGGCTTGGTGGCACAGCATACATAATTAGGGGGTGAAAGTATGGCAAGTGAATTTGAAAAGATGTTAGTAAGAAACATGGACCAAAGTGAACTACTTCAAACAATATCAGAAAGAATTGACTTAGTTGATATCGTTGAAAAATTTCGTTATAGCGAAGACTATGCACCATGTGAATATCTAACAATAGAACAATTACAGGAGTATCTACATTGTGGCCGTAACTATGCTTTACAGGTAGCAAGATATGGACTTAGCACAGGAGAATACACAGTAAATCATATGGGGAGAAAGTATCTAGTAGACAGAATAAGTTATGACAAATATGTCAAAAGAAAACTAGGAAAGTCTTTAAAGGAGGTCCTATAAATGACAAATCAAGAGTTCAGAGTAAAAACATTAGGTTTATTCGCTAAAGCAGAATTTATAAATGAAAATATAGATTTTGCTAAAGCTGAAATTAACTTATCTTTACAAACCAGTAAAGGTGAAAACTACTACATCATTTCAATATCAATATACGAATACAACACAAAAGTACACTACATCACATTTACAAGTGCAGCTTACAATGCACTAGACCTATTAAGAGATATATCAGACCTATTAGACAACTATATAGAAGGCATAAGGGAGGTGATATAAATGACTATGACATGTTCACCAAAAGTTTTAAATGAAATATGTGAAACTTACCCAGAAATAACAGTTGCTGAATTTATAGCAATTCTACAAGTAAGAAGATTAACAGAAGAACAAGAAGAAATGACATTAGAAGAAGCAAGAGAATTTGCACAAATAGAAAGAGACAGAATAGATCTAGAATATGACATGACACATCAATAAAAAGAAAAGTACCTCTCTAATGGTGACTAGGGAGGTACAAAAGACATATAATAAGTGTTCATTTATTAACGTTTAATTAATTATAACATAAGCAAAGGGGAACTCGGAAGATGAAAATTCAATTAAAATCAGAAGGAGTTAAAGAATCTGACATAAAAACACTAGAACAAAGATTATTCCTAGTTAGACTATACAGAAATACTACTGACCCAGAAGGCAGACTAGGATTTATAGAAGGGGCTGAATTTGCTCTAAGAAATAGAAAGTTTATGACATTAGATATATTTAAAGAACACTATAAAGACACATTAAAACAAATAGGAAATAGAAAACATGATAGTTACGAAAGCAGTTTATTATATGCTTTACGACTTAATATAGAAGAATTAGAGATAAATAAGGAGGTTGAGTTTTAGTATTATGCAAGAACAATGGAAACCAATTAAGGACTTTGAAAACTATGAAGTAAGCAACATGGGACAAGTTAGAAGCTTGAATTATAGACGCACTGGAGCAGCTAAAAAACTTAGACTAAGAAAACAGAGAGATGGATATTTATATGTTAAATTATATAAAAATGGTAAGCAATACAATAAAAATGTACATAGATTAGTAACAACTACATTTATACCAAATCCACAAGGGAAAAAGGAAGTTAATCACATCGACGGAGATAAGACTAATAACAGAGTATCAAATTTAGAATGGGTAACGGCAAAAGAGAATCAACAGCACGCTTGGGAAACTGGATTACATGTAATAACAGAAGAAACTAAAAAGAAAATGAGTGAAGCACATAAAAAACAAGTAATTTGTGTCACTACTGGAGAAACTTTCAATTATATAATAGAAGCTGAAAAAAAATATAATATTAACAGGTCAAACATATCAGCATGTTGCAAAGGGAAATTAAAATCGGCTGGGAAATTACCAACAGGCGAAAGATTAATATGGAAATATGTGGAGGAGATATAAAGATGGCTCAAAATATATATCAAAAATTATTAGCTATACAAAATGAGCTTAAAGCTCCAAAATCTCAATTTAATAAATTTGGGGGGTATAGCTATAGAAGCTGTGAGGATATTCTAGAGGCAGTAAAGCCATTACTTGTAAAAAATAATGCAACAATTATTTTACAAGACAAAATAGAACTTATCGGAGATAGATATTACATAAAAGCCACTGCACGATTTATAGATGCAGAGAGTGGCGAAACTATAGAAACAGAAGCACTAGCAAGAGAATCAGAAAACATAAAAGGTATGCAAGCAAGTCAGATTACTGGAGCAACATCAAGTTATGCTAGGAAGTATGTTTTAGGGTCTCTGTTATTGTTAGATGACTGTAAAGATGCCGATGCAATCCATGGCAAAGAAGATAACAACAAATCACAATCACATAGTCAAATAGATACAACAAGCACTAGAAAATTATCGGACAAACAGTTAGCCAGACTTTTCGCATTAGGATATAAAGCAGGATTTAATAATGATAAAGTAAAAGAGCAAATTTTTAAGAAATTTAATGTAGAGCCTAAAAATTTAAATAAACAACAGTACGATACAGTATGTTTAGGATATGAAAAAGCAGCAGAAAAAACAGCATAGAGAAACTAGAGAGATAAGTAACAAAAAAAGAAAGGAGTTTATTCTCCTTTCTCCGAGCTAACTTTAACATAATCTTTTAAAATTTTAATTATTAGATTTGATAAAGTCCTATCTTCTTTAATTGCTATTTGCTCTAGTTTTTCTCTTAAATCATTCGGCATTCTAAATGTAAATTGTTTAGTTGTCATAACACACCACCTTTATTTTTTATTTACATTTTAACATATTTAAGTAAGATAAAGCAATATCATTATATTATTTTGCAAGACAAGTATTTACAATGTAAGACAAAAATAGTATAATATAACTATAAAGATACGAAATTTGACATTTTATAAAAGGAGGCGAGCAGAATGGATGAAGGTAAAAATGAAATTAGATATCGCAAGAATAACTTTCTGAGTGAAGGTTATGGGATATTACCTAAGTTAGTTATGAGAGATAAGAAATTGCCTATAGAAGCTAAGGCTATATATGCTTATCTAGTTGCATTTGCAGGCAATAAATATACTTGTTACCCAAGTAGGGATTTAATGTGTAAAGAGCTGAATATAGGTAAAAACAGATTTACAAAATATCTAGATCTGCTAAAGGAATCAGGATATATCAAGGTAACCAATACTCAAAACGGAAATTTAAAATCAAAAAATATATATGAAATCATAATGGATGAAAGAGATAGACAAGAAATTCTTCGATGTCTTCAATTTCGAGACACCGAAGCTCGAGACACCGAAATTCGAGACCTCGAAAACAAAGACACTAATAGTAACAGTATAAATAGTAACAGTATAAATAGTAACAGTATAAATAGTAACAGTATAAATAGTAACAGTATAAATACTACTGATACTGTTATTTCTTTAGATGTTATAGATAATATATGGAAATTATATCCTAATAAGAAAGATAAAACTAAAGCCTATAAGTACATTAAAAGAATACTTACAAAAGAAAAGATAAGTGCAGAAGAATTAGAAAGAGCGGTAAAAAGATATGCTAAAGAAAAAGAAAATACAGACAAGCAATATATAAAACATGGGAGCACATTTTTTAATGGAGCTTATATAGATTATTTAGATGAAAACTACCAACCAAGTGAATCAGTTCAACCAACTACAAAAATCGAATCATCATTAGACTTGCTAGACTTGATAAATGGACCTGGGGAATAGGAGGATTTATGAACAATTATTTATACAATTTAGAATATGAAAGAATAGTTCTCGGGATGGTATTGTTAGAACCTAACTTATTTGAAGTAATACAGGATTTATCGGAAGAAACTTTTTATTTCGAATATAACAGAGTTATTTATAAAGCAATGAAGCTACTGGATAAAGAAAAATCACCGATTGATCTAATAAGTTTAGTAAATAAGATAGAACAAATAGATAATACAGTTGAAATGATGTATATAACGAATTTAAACCAATATGCTACAACAGCAAGTAATATAGAGTTTTATATTGGTGAAATAAAAGAAATGAAACAAAAAAGAGACACGATAGAACTTGCTAAAAGCCTTATAGAAGGGATTCAAACAGGGAGAAATATAAATACTTGCATTAACACTTTTGAAACTGGCACAAAGGTAAATAAAGAAGTAGATGAAGATAATGCATTAAGTTCTATAATAGCAAATATGTTTGACAAGTTAGGGGAAAAGATAGAACGTGTATTAACTGGAATAAAAATAGTGGACAAGCTAACAGAAGGTGGCCTAGCTAAAAAAGAATTACTTACTATAGGAGCTAAAAGTGGAGTTGGTAAAAGCGCTATGAGCTTAAGAATGGCTATTAATATGTTAAAACAGGGCAAAAAAGTCCTAATAGTTAGTAGAGAAATGAGCAAGGAGCAAGTAGCAGAGAGAATTTTACTAAGTTACGCGGGAATAACAAGACAAGAATATCGTAGTGGAGAGTTATCCTCAGGCAAAACCAAGAAAATAATAGAGACTATGGAAAGTTTGAATACAGATAAGTTGAGAATAGACGATAGTATAAGCACGATAGCACAAATTAAAAAGGCACTAAGAATGTATAAGCCAGACGTACTGATAGTAGATTATGTACAACTATTAACTCCAACAGATACAAAAGTCTCTAGAGAACGACAGGTAGCGGAATTGTCGAGGGAATTAAAGAATATAACATTAGATTTCAACATGATAGTAATACAACTAACACAGTTAGCGGATAAAGGTACTGGAAATTATAGACCGCATGGAGAAACTTATTGTAGAGAATCAAGGGCAATATACCAAGATAGCAATCAAGTGGTTTACATACATGAAGTTACAGAAGAGAAGGAATTAGAACAAGCATGGAAAAGAACAGGTTTTAATGAAGGCACTAGACTAGAAGAATTTATCGAAAGCATGAGAGATAAAAAAGAAAAAGGCTATACATTAGTTGAAGTCATTCTGGATAAGAATCGAGATGGAGATAAAGGGTCTAGATATTATCTGTTCTGCGGAAAAGAATTAATGTATTATCCTATAGGAAATAAATAGGGGGTGCGGAGATGGAACTGTATAAAAATTACAACGAAAAAACCATAAAACTTATAAAAGAATTAGGATTTTATGGCAAAACACCAAAGGAAATAGAATTACTAATTGTTTTAGAACTAGAAAAATGCAAGAAAAATAGCACTTATGAGGAAATAAAAACCATTGCAGAAGTTCAAGGACGTTTATTGGAGCATATAAAAACTATAAAGTAACTACAGGGGCTTGTTAGTCCCTCAGAAGGGGGTAATCAAATGGCAAAAAGACTATCAGATATAGAAAAGAGAAAAATAAAAAGATTGCATAGCAAAGGTTATTCAATACTTGCTATCTCAAATGAGCTAAATAGAAGTGATTGGACAATAAAAAAATATATAAACGAAATGCAACTTACTAAACCCAAAAAAATAATGGACCTAACAGGAGAAAGATATGGAAAATTAGTTGTATTAGAACTAGATCATATAGAAAGAAGTATAAAATACTGGAAATGCAAATGTGAATGTGGAAATACAACAGTCGTGAGAGAAGGCAATCTAAAAAGTGGGACAACTAAGAGTTGCGGATGCTTGAGGAAAATATCTAAAAAACATGACGAGGTGACAGTTCAAAAAATAAAACCAAGACATAATAACGGCGGTGTATTTTTCTTACAAGCTGGAGAAAAAAAGTTAAAAGGTAATTATGAAAGTGAGAAAAAATGCAGCAAAGTAAAAGAATACAAACTAAGTCCTGAGGAGTTGCAAGTCTATTTGAAATCACTAGAAACAAAAAAAGTAAAGAAAAGGGGTGAATAGTAATGGGAAAAAATATAATCGAAGTGAAAAATATAAAAACTGGAGAAGTATTAGAATTTACAGGACAAAATGCAGTAGCGAAGTATCTTACAGGTGTATATGGCAAGAAAATATACGCTGGAGCTGTAGCATCAGCTATAAGACAAAGCACTCCATATAAAAATACATGGGAAATAAATTTCATAAAAAATGCTAATAAAAAAATATGCGATTATTGTGGCAAAGAATATACAAGTAATAGAGCAAATCAAAGATTTTGTAGTGATACTTGTAGAGAAGAATATCGTGCAGAAGAAAAAAGAGGACCAGCGATAAACAGTGAGGCGAAAATAACAAAAGACAAAGAAATATTAGTACATAAATTAGTAACAATGTTAGAGCCATATAGAACAGCAAAATAGGAGGGAATATGGAAGAGAGATATGCACTAAATAAAAATGGAGAAGGATATGCAGATAACACAGCATTAGAGGGGATTAAGAGAGCAGACAAAGATTTAAAGAATAAAGCTAAAAAAGAAATATGGAAACCTATAAAAGACTTTGAAGGATATGAAGTAAGTAATATGGGAAATGTAAGAAGTTTAAATTACAAACGAACTGGAGAAATAAAAATACTTAAACCACAAAAAGACAAAAATGGATATTTAATTGTTAATTTATATAAAAACAGAAAACTTTTCCATAAAAAAGTACATCGTTTAGTAGCTGGTGCTTTCATACCTAATCCAAAGAGAAAAACACAAGTAAATCATAAAGATGGAGATAAACAAAATAATAAAATTTCAAACCTAGAATGGACAACTTGTAAAGAAAATATTATTCATTGTCATGAAACAGGATTATGGAAACCAAAGTATGGAAATGAACACTATAATTACGGGAAGTGTTTATCAGAAAAAACTAAACAGAAAATGAGAGAGCAAAGAAAAGGGGAATTAAATTCAAATTCTAAAAGAGTAATATGCATAACTACAGGTGAAACATTTAGATATATAAGAGAAGCGGCAAGACAATATAACGTAGCAGCTGAAAGTATAGGCAGAGTATGTAAAGGACGTTCAAAAACAGCAGGCAGACATCCTGTAACAGGTGAAAAATTAAAATGGGAATATGTGGAGGATTAAACATGAAAGGTGAAGATTTAGAACAAGCAACTTTGATTCAATGGTGCAACTTACAATCTTGTAAATATTCAGAATTAAAAATGATATTCGCTATTCCTAATGGGGGATATAGAAATAAAGCAGAGGCTAGAAAATTAAAAGCTACAGGGACAAAATCAGGAGTGCCTGATTTGTTCCTGGCTGTTCCGAGAAATAACAAATCAGGATTATTTCTTGAAATGAAGGTAGGTAGAAATAAATGCACAGATAATCAAAAGAAATGGATTAGAGCATTAATGGAGCAAGGATATGAAGTTAAAGTGTGTTATAGTTGCGAAGAAGCTATACAAGTTATTAAAAGATATTTAAATATATAAAGGAGAGTGAAAAAGTGATACAAATAGATGAATTTAAGGAAAGTTCCATAAAAGAAATAGCTAATCATTATGGATTAGAAAAACAACTAGACCAAACAGTAGAAGAATGTTCTGAATTAATTCAAGCTATTATGAAATGGAAAAGAGGAGACAATCCTGATGTACTTGGGCTTATATATCATGTAGCAGAGGAAGTAGCAGATGTTTGGATTATGCTTAATCAATTAACAGAACTAGATGATGATATATTTGAAGCAGCTATAGAAGATATTGACGATAAACTTGAAAGACAGCTTGAAAGAATAAAAGAGAATAGAGAAAATAAAAAAATAGGTATATAACAATGGAATTTGAATGTGAAAACCTAACAACTCTAGGATGCGAGAGAATGGATTCGGTAAAAGAGTTAATGCTGCTGGAACAAATAGAGAATAACGAAGAATTGGATTTAAGCAGAGTTTGTAAGAATCAATGTTGTAAAGATTGTGATAGAACGAAAAATTGTAGTTATACATGTGGCCGAATTAGTTGGAAGGATCCAGCAGAAGAATTTGAAAAAGAAGAAATAAAAACAATCAAGTATGAGCAACTAAGTTTTATATAGGAGGATATAAAGAAATTGAATACAGAAGAAAAAAACAAGTTAGCAGAAGAAAATTTAGGATTAGTTTATTCAGTTATAAACAAAGAATTTACTTATGAAAAAACTACAGAAAGCGATAGAGAAAACTACATAGAAGAAGGCATGATTGGATTAGCAAAAGCTATTAATACATTTAATCCAAGTAAAGGTGCTAAATTTAGTACATATGCTTATATTTGTATAAAAAGTGAAATAAATTGCTATGTAGCAAAACAAAAAACTTTAAAAAGAAAAGTAGAATATACGTGCAAAAATTCAATAGATGATTATATTGAAGATGAAGAAGGTTTAACATTTAAAGACCTTATGATTTATGAAAAAGATGACTATACTTCTAAAGTTGATTTAGAACATTTATTAAAAGTACTAAAAAAAATAGAAATCGAAATATATGACATAAGAAAAATCATTATAAAGAAATCAGAAGGTTATAAAAATATAGAAATAGCAAAAATGATTGGAGCTCAAGTGAAATATAATAAACTGACATTCTTTTAGGAGGTGACAACATGTTACAGATATTAGAGCTATTCGGAGGAATTGGAAGCCCTAGAGTAGCACTTAGAAATCTAGGAGTACCAGTAAAAGCAATAGATTACATAGAAATAGATGAAAAAGCTGTTAGAAGCTATAATGAGATATTCAAAAATGAATTAGAATATAAAACTCAAGATGTAAGAGGCTGGAATCTTAAACCAGATATACTGATTCATGGTTCACCTTGTCAGAGCTTTAGTATTGCAGGTAAACAACAAGGAGCAGATGAAGGAAGTGGAACAGAATCAAGCTTAATGTGGGAAACGATTAATATAATAAAGCAAATGGGGATATGGAAGCCTAGAGTAGTTATTTGGGAGAATGTAAAAAATGTTTTATCAAAGCATATGATAAAAAACTTTAATCGATATTTGGAAGAAATGCAAAAACTAGGTTATACAAATTCATTTGAAATATTAAATGCTATGGATTTTGGATTACCTCAAAATAGAGATAGAGTGTTTACTATAAGTTGTTTAGATGGAACATATTTTAATTTCATGGAACTACAAAGAAAACAATTAAGACCACTATCAGACTTTTTAGAAGATGAAGTTAGTGAAGAGTATACAGTAACTCAACCAAGCATTTTAAGAGGTATAGGTAAAGCAGGCACGATAAAAAGAACAACTGTTATAAAAGATTTTGCCTATACCATTACTGAAAGACAAGATAGATGCCCAGCACAAGTTATTGATCTAGGAAATAATAAGTACAGATTTCTTACAGATAGAGAGTGCTGGAGATTACAAGGCTATTCTGATGAAGATTATAATAACGCAGCTAAAGTGAATAGCAAAAGAGCATTATATAAACAAGCTGGAAATAGCATACCAACTACAATATTTGAGGCTATTTTTAAAGTACTATTAGATTTATAAGGGAGTGATAGCTTGATATTAGCAAGATACAAAGAATTAGTCGAACTGGCTAAGAAATACATGGAAAAGGGATATAGCATATTAGAAGCAATTAAATTAGCTGAAAAGGAATTGGAGGGACTATATGAATAAAAGAATAAAGATAAAAAAGGGCATCTGGCATAAAGAATGTGATTGTAGATGTGATAACTTTATAAGAATTTTAAGAGGAAGTGCATTATTAGTTTTTAATTGCAAGAACTGCAATTTAAGACCAGAGAGGGTAAGAAATGTAATATTGACTATGTTAGATGAAGATGAAGAAATACAAGAGTATACATATAGAGAAGAAGCTATAAAGACAATGTATAAAGAGAGAGTAGTAAATCCGATTATTAATGCTATGAAAAATCATAATTATAGAAAAATAATATTACCAATATATGTACCAGGAGTAAAAATAAAAGATATAGATATTGAATTTATGAAAAGACAAATTGAAGCTAAAAAATTAGAGATAATCAAATTTGAGTTATC